TCAGCGTTCAGGGTGATCGCCAAGCGTTTTATCTGCCAAGGTGGCAGAAAGATAAATAAGCCCCGCCGGAAGCCAGAAAATGCAGATCCAGAATGATGCGAGCGAGTGCGGCGGGTTTTCCAGGCGACCCAGCAGGTAGGCGGCAACAATCAGATAAAGCGTAATCAAAATCATGCTGCCTCCCCACGTTCGCCAATTATAGAGCGCCCTGTATTCATCAATGTGTCACGATCCACATAACCAGTGTGGCCAGCTGCGGGCCGGTAAGGATTCCATATGATAAGCATTGAGCCTTTGTTATTTCCATTCACCGGCTTACCTGTGTCAGCGCGGATAAATGAAAGACGCCCGCCGGTGATAAATCTGACCTCAGTGCATGCCTGCCGTGCCAGGTTAAACCATCCCACCGACGTATCTGCCGGAACAAGCATTACTGTTCCTATGCCTTTTCCGCTCTCCTTTGTGGCTTTATCAACCCAGGGGGTGATATCGGAATAAGGTGGGTTACACCAGACAAAACCGGTGCGGCCAAAATACTGTTGCCAGTCGGTGCCGAGAGAGTTCTGCTGCTCCGTCAAAAAGCGTGAGCAAAGCGTGTTCTGTGGAGTGGCGGCTGCATCACCGATGAAACTGAATTCAGCATCGATTGCTGCAAACAACGCTGGTGGAGTGCGCCAGCTGTCGCGGTGCTCTGGCGGAGTAGTGCTGCCTCCAAAGTCTGTCGATACTGTTTGCTGATCTTCTCCCTCCTCTTCCTCTAAATCATCGTCGCTATTGAATGCATCGCATGCATCGGAGCAGGAACCTGATTCGAACTGCTTAGAATTCTTCAGGCGTGAGGCTATTTCATCTCTGTCAAAATCACTGAATATCTCAATAATTTCTCCGAACTCTTTATGCCTACGATACATTTTTAAATGCCGCCCCTCCCGATGAGGTTCAATTTTCACGGATGGATCGAGCAGCATTTCTTTATATAAACGAGCCATCTCAGGTTCGTCGCGTTCTGCCAGAGCCAGTTTTACCTCAGATTTTTTTATGCAGAAAAGACAGTTTCCGAGCTGCTCTTCAATTTGAAGATTAAACTCCTGAGCTTCCCACCAGGAGTTGATATCCTCTTTGGTGTAATCACTTATCTCTGCGAGATAAAACAGATTCTCTCTGACTTTGCTGGCCAATCCCTTCGCAATCAGTTCAGTCAGTAAAACCTCCTGATTCCGACTGTTTCTGACCATCACGCCAGCTGTGTTTTTTACCTCCAAACTATTTAGGCAAAGTTCGATTTCACTGGGAGAATATTGACGGGCTAGTTTAATCGTCGAAACGAACAGATCTGCAAGCTGATCCGATTGATATCCGCAATGACTCATGAGCGCTCTACCGACGATATCACCCCATAGCCGCATCGGTTCGTCACGACGAATGCCAAGCCAGGTTCGGAAGTTACCGCGACCAAAATTGGTCTTACAATATTGCTTATACGGGGCTTTCTTCATGCGGTCTGTGCAGCGAGCGCCGCCAGGATGATATGGCGTACCGTACTTAGCTAGCATTCCTTTCCATGCGACCATGTCAGGAATTAAAGATTCAGGGTTAAGCATTTCATAACTACTGGCTTTTCCATGCTCTTCGTGGTACAGAACACGAATGCATTTAATTGGCAGCTCCCAAATGCCAATCATGTTTCTGATGAAATCATAGGTCCCGACAGCTTCAAGACCGGTATCCATAAATACCAGGTCTAATGGCGTGTCATTCTGATAGCTTTTTGTTGTTAGAAGATTACCCATGTAACCCGATGTTCTTCCGCCGCTAATACTTCCCACATCAATAATCATGCTTGCACCTCACGAACCTTGCGCAATAGCTGATCCATTTGGTAGATGTGGCTGATCTTGCGGCACTCATCGAAAATAATGTTTACGCTGTTGCATGGCGTCAGCCGGCGGTTGGCATTGCTCAGGCGGCGGTTAATCTCGCTGATTTCAAATTCCTGACTGGCATCACGCAGCCAGCAGATAAAATCGCGGCCATGTTGATGCCGGAAAACTATTCCGGCTTTATACAACTTGCTCAGTGCGCACATAGAGCTGTCACGGCGTAAACCCTGCTTTTCAAGGTGAGCATGTATATCGACGGAGCGCGCTGATCCTCTCTCTTTGAGGAAAGCGTAAATCAATTCTTTGGCTGTCATGGTTAACCTGCCATGCGCATCATGCTGCGCTGTTTCTGGTGGTTAGGGTTGGCTTCAAACTTCGCGGCCAGTGACGGGTCACGCACTGCGGACGCCGCGTTACGCTGTCGCTCATCCAGCCATGCCTCTACTTCGTCCTCGTTCCAGGCAACAGTGCGGTTGGTTAACGGGAAACGTTTGGGAAACTCGCCTTTGGCTTCCATCTGGTTGATGGTGTACTCGGACAGTGGCACCTTCTTCAGCAACTGGTCCTTGCGGATTGCACCTTTCATAATTCTTTCTCCAAAGAAAAGGGCGCTCTGCGGCGCCCATAGGTTTTCACTGGTGTTGGTTAAACGTATTCGGCTTTCATGTCAGCCAGGGTGATAGAGAAGCCTTCGTGCAACTCATCGCCCAACTGTCCTTTGAGGCGCTGCAGGTCTGCTTCAACTTTCAGGAAGGTTTCTTTAGCGTCGGGCGCGCTGGCGTCCAGGCTGTTGATCGCGGCTTCAATCTGGCGGCGGGCGTCGTGATGCTTATAGGCTTTCACAGCCCGAGCGCGCAGAGAGCGGAAGGTAGATTCTGTGAGATTATCTTTATGCTCAGTAATTTTATTGCCTGTCACCTCTGCAGATTCAACAGAATCAATCCCGTCAACAAGTGCGGATAGCAGGTGAACTAAATCTGCATCTTCACCAGGCTCCGCTACAGCACCGGATGCCAGGCTGGTATTACCGATCATATTGTTCAGGTCGGCGGTGGTGCGCGGCGTGATATCGCGCTCGCCGCGTGGGGTATCGTCGAGCTCATCCGGGGTGTAAACACCTAACAACACGTCAGGAGCGTGCAGGCGGGCCCAACGCTTGGTGCATAGATAAGCAAGCTGCTGTTTCGGATCCTGTTCCCATAATGGCGAGTTACGGACACCGGCCTGCGCCATGCTGATAGTCAGCTCGCGCGGCTCGGACTCACCTTTAAGCACAGCCGAAACAGTGACGGTCAGATCTGCCGATTTATCATTTTTCCCGCTGCATTTTGTCCAGTCACCTGACCAACTGTAATCAATGCGGCTCGACAGCAGGGCGGAAGATGACACCACGGCATTGACCAGTTGCGCCTCATACCCCAGCGCGCCGTTAACGATGTGCGTTTTCTGGGCCACTGCGTAAGGGTTCATGCCCCACTGTGCGGCCTGCATTGTCACGGCCAGGCAGTCAGCCGGCTTACCACGAAGGTGCTGAGGAATGGCGACAACACCTTCAGACATAACCTGCGCGAACTGCTGCAACTGCATCAGGCTTTGCGGGTTGAAGATGGTGGATGCGGTACTGGTTGTTGCGTTGCTTACTAATTTAGTGCTCATGCCTGATTGTCCTTTTTGCGCGCCCATGCCGGGCGTGAGAGAGATTCAACGCCGCCCCATGAATTGGTCAGGCGGCACTGGTGATAGGTTTGCAGGTCACGGCGGTAAAGCTCGTGGCCCACGGCAACATCTTCCTGCTCGAGCTGAAACACCCGGACCGGATAGCGGCCGCAGTCGATCGACTCGCTGACGGCGATAAAGACAAACTGCGGGTATTCGTTGAAGTGCTGATAGAAGCCATCGCGGTACATGGCGTCCTGTACGTGATACCGGAATTCCTCGACGTGACGCGTAAAGCGGTCCATGTCTGCCACTTTCTTCACGTCCACGATTACCGGCTGTTGCTTCAGAAAGCGGTCTGGGCGAATCCGGCAAAGTTCGCCCGTCTGCTCGTCATCCCAGTAAATGGACGCTTCGCAGTGCCCATCTGCTTCCAGGAAGAACCGCGCCGCCGGGTGGGCCATGGCGCTGGCCTGCATCAGCTTTAGTTTGCGGTGCTGCTCATGATCCAGAACCGTTTTGCCAGTGAATGCGCAGTCTCTGAGGAATTCGGCTTCTGCGGCCTTACCCTCATTGCTGCGACGGTTGAACTGAGGCGCTTTGATGAAACGTTTATCGAATTCATCAGGCTCAAGCAGGATGCAGTGCAGCGCGGTACCCATATCGAGTGCCTGCAACTTTTCTTCATCCTGCGGCGCCTGTTTGCGCCACTGGTAAACAGCCGGGTTGATAGCGATATCGTCCAGTTGTGATTTGCTGACACCGGCGCCGGAGTGATAAGCCTCATTGCTGATGTCAAAATAAAGCCCCGGATCATTCGGGGCTAATGAGATTTCAGGGTTAGTTGTCATGGCGTCCATTCCTTTCCCAACCAATCTTTGTCTCGCCAGTCAATTTCGGCCTGCTTAACGCAGATTTCATCGACCATGTTTGAAAAGGCGTCCTGAGCAAAATCAGCATCGATACCTGGCATACTGAAACCGAAAGGGCGGCGCAGGGTCTCAACATCAACCGGCCACTGTTCTTTAAGCGTTTCCGCGCGCTCGCGGATCCACTCGTTTTTTTTTACTGACGCATCATGCTGTTGCCAGCGCGCTTCCTCGATGCGTTCGTGAACTGCATAAGGATTCATAGGTCACTCCATGTCAGCCGCGACGCTGGCGGCCATCTTTTGTGTGAATACCCATTCAACACCGGCTTTAAAGCTGCTGAACTGCTGTTCAATGCCCAGCACGCATGCGGTGAAAATGAACATCCCGTTTTGGTAACGATATTTCATAATCGAATCCAGAATTACCGTTTTGGTAATAGTTGATTGCACGACAAATTACCCTTCAGGCCATAAGCCTGGTGGGCGATCTTTCGGAACTGATCACGGTTTACGACCTGGGTGTAACGCTGCTGAATGATGGTCATTCGCCAGAGATACCCACATGCCATACGGACTATTACGAACGGCTCTCCCTTCTCATCAGTTAATTTCATAGCTGTCTCCGGAAGAGGAATAATTACTTTCACTTTCCAGGCAAGCATTCCGGTTTGACGGGTCAGCGTTGCCATCTGGTGGGCGGCCAGATTCAGGTTTGTGAATGCCCGTTGCGGATTGTTAAAGAGCGTAAATTACCAAATTGGTAACTATTGAGGCTAATAATAATCGCTTGGCTGAAGATGTCAATCGTTAACGAGAGAAAAAATTACCAAAAAGGTAATAGTAACTGCGGTGGTGATGCGATGGGGGTTCGGTATGCTGATTCTGTTTTGCGGATGGATCAGTTATCGCCGGTGCTTTTTGCCTGGCTGATAACGAATGACACAAAGCTGCTGATTTTCTCTTTGTCGGAGGCATCCAGCTTTGAATAGGCGTCTCGGTCGTAATCAATCATGCGATCGTCATGTGCCGGGATAAGCAGCTCGTAGCCGCGGCGCCCGAAACCTTTGGCAATCGAATTCACCGTGCTGATTGTCGGGTCGATTTCCTGGTTTAGAACGCGCCCGATAGTGGACTGAGTAACGCCGCTGGCCTGGTGCAGTTTTCCCTGAGTTCTCAGGCTCTCAGATTTATCCATCCAGACGCGAAGGTTGTTTGCCAGAACTTCACGGATCTCTACGTCGGGATTGGCAGGCATGACATTATCGCGGTCATTGTCGAGCCAGTAATCTTCCAGCTTCAGCAGGCGCTCAATCTTGCGTGCTGCAGCGCTTCCCATAGGTTTGTCACGCGTCCACCTGCTGATGAGGTTTGGCAGCATGTTCAGGGCCTGGGCCATTTTGGTCTGATTTCCCTCAAATCGGGCTTCGAGCAAATAAATCAGATTCGCTTTACGGATCCCGGAGATAGGTTTCATTTTTTCCTGGTGCTCAGATTTAGGTTAGTGATGACTGAGTGCATTTAAACCGATGTTACCTTTCTGGTAAATGCACCAGATTGGTAATTAGTGTTGCGAAACGCTACCGCATAGGTAACAATTCGATGATTGAAATCGTTATCTGGAGGCCCACATGGAGCCGTTTGACTTCAAAGAGTTCTGGCAGGGTTTGTCGACTGAAGAAAAGAAGCAACTGGCTAAAGAGGCTGGTACCACAACACATTACATCAGGACTCATCTGGTTTATGCTCGCCGCGTTCCGACGCGTAACTACATGACAGGGTTACAAAAAGCCTGCTCCAAAATCGATCCGGCTATTACCACTGAAAGGCTGTTATCCTTCTTCTACTCTGCTGCCTGACCTGTTACCCGCCACGCTTTAAAGCCGCCTTTATGGCGGTTTTTTCATATCTGCAACTTCCTAAATTCCCTTATAAAACAAACAATCGTTACCAAATATGCAAATAGTGGTTGATTAAGCTGAAAATAAAATGAAAATAGCCAAGAACAAATAACAGATTTTCGAGGCTATTCATGAGAATCATTACTCAGCTTGAAGCTGCGCGTCAGGGGCTTAACAAGTATTACACCGGAAAACTATGCAAAAAAGGCCACAAAAGTGAGCGGTGGACGATAAGCGGCGAATGCGTCCAGTGCAATGTTGAGCGCGTCTATCGTCGTCGTCGGGAAATCTCCGAATTGCTTAAGGCAGCGCAGGAGGTGATCTGATGGCTCGAATCAGGACTATCAAACCCGAATTCTGGACTGATGAGGACATGTCAGAATTGTCAGAGCCAGCCTGTTTACTAGCGATCGGTCTGCTCAACTATGCCGACGATGAAGGGTATTTCAATGCGAATCCCAAACTCATCCGTGCAGCGGTTTTCCCTATTCGTGAGCCGTCCCGTAGCATTCCGGTACTGATACAGGAGCTTTCCAACTGTGGTTATATCGCTATGTATTCCACGTCCGATAACAAGCAATTTGGTCACATCTGCAATTTCGCTCGCCACCAGGTCGTAAATAAGCCCCGCCCCAGCAAAATCAAGGGTCTGGAGCTTATACCGTACTCGTACGGTAGCGGTACGGTAGAACTACCATTGGGAATGGATCAGGGATCAGGGATCAGGGAAGGGAATGAAACCCCACATAGTGCGCGCGAAGAAATTTCAAAGCCATCGACACAATCCGTAAACGCGATAATCGATAACCACGTTCCTCCGTCATCTGGATCGCTGGTTGTTGGAAAATTCACAATGTTTGAAGGCTGGCAGCCGTCACCTGATTTCACCCGTTTGTCTGCGGTATGGGGCTGTCGACTTGATAATCCGCCAACGCCTGAAGAGATTGCGGGATTTGTTTCTTACTGGCAGGCAGAAGGTAAGGCATTTCATCAGACGCAGTGGGAGCAGAAGTTATCCCGGAACCTGGTGACAATCAGAGCCAAAAAAGCAAGAGAACCTGAATCAGTACCTCACTGGAACAGCCCTGAAGGGTGGAAGGAATTTATATGAAAAATGAAATCTATGAAGCTATCCAAAATCGTGATGGTCTGTTGCTAGCCCGCATGGCAGGGAAAGAGCAGCCAGCGTCAAACAATGTGATCAACCTGGAGGCAGCTCGACTGGTCGATAAACTGTTCAACCAGCTCAAGCTTGTATTTCCAGCTGCGGAACAGACAGCACTGAAAAGTGAAGCGCATGAAACGGCCGCTAAGCGTCAGTGGACGGCGGCTTTTGCCGAAGGCGGGATCCGCACACTTGAGCAGTTGTCTGCAGGTATGAGATATGCCCGTGCCAGCACCTCGCCGTTCTGGCCATCACCCGGTCAGTTTGTTTCCTGGTGCAAAGACAGCTCAACTGTACTGGGCGTAACCACCGAAGAGGCCATGACAGAGTTTCACCGTTACAACCGGGAACGCGGCCTGGCTAAGTCGCCCGAGCAATTCAACTGGTCAAAGCCGGTTCTGTACTGGGTTATCACTGATGCGCGCCAGGCGATGATCCAGCGCTGCCTGAGCGAATCCGAGGTAGAGACGTTTATCACCCGCAAACTTAACGACTGGTCGAAGAAGGTGGCAGCAGGTGAACAGGTGCCCGATCCGGTGCAGATGATTGAATCCAAACCAAGGGCAGCAGCGCATCAACCGTCGCCAAAGGATTACGAATACCAGTACATGCCGAACGCGGCGCATATGGGCAGTGTCACCCCGGCGCAATGGCTGCTGGAGGAATACAAAAGGCGTAAGGCAATGGGCCTTAAAACGTAGTCATGTGATAAATAATTACTGAAATGGTAATAAATCCTGCGCCAGCGCAACCAGATTCAATTGAACAGGGTAACAACGTACAAACGGGCTATGAGTTTTAAAAACGTCTCAGAACGCATTACAGTGCGTTTTAGAGGCATACGAAGAAAGCGCAAAAGTGCGCATTTTTTTACTTGCCAGTTATTACCGAATTGGTAATAGTAACCAGATAGGTAACACGATGCATAAACGATTACATGCGCTCGGTCGACTCAAGACCGGCCAGATGAACAAGACCGAAAGCGCCTACGCAAACCACCTGGAGTTGCTCAAGCGCGCCGGGCAAGTCGTCTGGTACCGCTTCGAGGGGATCAAGCTACGCCTTGCTGACAACTGCTTTATCACCGTGGATTTCGCCGTGATGTACGCCAGTGGCCAGCTTGAAATGCACGACGTGAAAGGCTCAAAGCGGATTTTTAGTGATGACGCCCGGGTGAAAATGAAGGTTGCCGCAGACGCGTACCCGTTCGTTTTCAAAGCTGTTTACCCAAAACCCAGGGCAGCAGGCTGGGAAGTAGAAGAGTTCTGAACAGGTTAACCAGAGCAGTAAAAAGCGTGTTAAGTGACAAAAACGTGATTTCTTATAACGGTCTGAGGTGAAAAATATTTATGGAAAATAACAAGTTAAGTGATGTTAACTCGAAAAGCGGTAGTGAGTTAATCGTGGTGTCTGTAGCGGATTCAGGAGAAGGGAAATGAGCGAAATATCGAAACTTATCGCAGAGATTAAATCAGAAGGAATTCTACGCGCCGGCAATAAACTGGAGCAGCTTTATAGCCTGGCAGAGCAGATGGAAACAGACTATGCCGCATTGCAGCAGAAGCTGGATGCGCTGGCGGATAAACTTGCTCGCAGTGAAGACTATTCCGTTGGCGTTGATGCTGAGCGAATGGAATATATCAAGAAGTGCAATGCGATGGCGGCGGAGAATGCGGCGCTGAAGGAGTTTGGCGAAAAACTAAATGATATGCACAACATCCTTAACGGGGAAGGGACAGGAATCCAGGGTCGTGCGGAAGTGGCTTGCCAGCAGGCCGCACTGGAAGCGGCAATGGAGGAATTTGACACTATCAAAACCCCAGCCACCGATGCTTACCTGAACTCGGTGCGTGCGGATGCGATTGAAAGCGTTGTTGATGCGTTGGCGTCGTCCGGCGCATTGACGGTAGGGGATTCCATCGTCGAGGTGGTTAAGCTTGCAGAAAACCTCCGCTCCGGCGCCCATGACACTGCGGATAAGGCTGAAGGTATTAAAGCTGCTTCGCTAACAGCATTGCCTGTAGAGCGCGATCAATACGGCTACTGGTCACATCCTGACTATCTAGCCTTCTGTGATGGCCGTGAATATATCCCTTCTGCTGAGTTCAATCAGTGGATGGAAGCTAAAGGCCTGGAGTGGAAGGTTAATTATCGCGACGAGGAAGAAACTGATTATGACGCTGATGGTTATGACCTCTCCACATGGAATCCTGAAGCCCCTGCGGGTGATGGCTGGTTTGTAGGCTCTATCCATGACACTGATGATGGCGCGGTCTGTATCTGGCTTCGTGCTAAGGCAGGTGTGTGATGCAGCGTTGCGAAAAATGCCGCAGATTCACTGGTGAAACACGTCAGCCGAAAGTCGGTGAGTACGTTGACTTCACCATTGTCAGGGGCGATGGCAGAGCCCGCCGTATTTCAGTTAGAACCGGTAAGCTCATGCTCATTAAAGAAGATGGCTACAGCGTCATTTATCGTGGGCGAGTTTATCACTCTGATGCTGTTTCATGCACAGATGAGCCATCTGCTCTCACTGTGGCTTTTGTTGGTATGTGTGAATGCGAAAAGGAGGCCAGCAATGCGTGAGCGCCCAATCCTCTTAAACGCCGAAATGGTTCGTGCAGTTCTGGACGGCAGGAAGACGCAGACGCGCCGCATGTTGACTCCGCGCCAACTGAAGATGATCGATGCCGCAGCAAGTATCGGTGAATGCTACCCGCTTGAGTCCGGCCTCCAGCATGAAAACAGCCAAAGTTACTACCGCGAATGGTGCCCGTTCGGTGCAGTAGGTGATCGCCTGTGGGTGCGTGAGACTTTCGCCACTCTTGGCAACGAAGATGGTTGCCCTATCGACTGGAACGACAATCTGGTGAAAGGTGGAGGCCAAGAGGCGGCGCGTATTTATCGCGCCAGTTGTGAGCAGCGCCCTGGCAATTATGGCCTCTGGTCTATCCCTGACGATGCATTCTGGAAGCCTCACACTGAAAACATGCACTACGAAGGTACATGGGTGCCATCAATCCACATGCCGCGCTGGGCTTCCCGCATAACGCTGGAGATTACCGGCGTTCGTGTGGAGCGGTTGCAGGATATTAGTGACTCTGATGCTAAGGCTGAGGGGTGCTGGTATGGGCGTGGTGGTGGGGAGCCTGATTTTGCCGTATCTCCTGCTGACCACTTTCCAACTCTATGGGCATCCATCTACGGCGAGGAAAGCTGGCAGGCTAACCCGTGGGTGTGGGTCATTGAGTTTAAGCGTCTCGATAATGCGGATAAGGCGGGTTGATATGATCCACTACCACGGTGGTCCAATTACACCAGACGTGGCTGCGTTAAAGGCGTGGCGAGGTCGGCACGCTTTTATATCTTTCGCTCATAGCGATCAGATAAACCTGGCGTCAGAGGTGTGCCAGTCATTTGCCGTTGATAACGGCGCGTTCACTGCATGGAAAGCGGCTGGTAAAAACAAAATCGACTGGAAGGATTATTACGAGTTCGTGGATGTCTGGAAAAATCATCCTGGCTTCGATTTCGCAATTATTCCAGATGTGATTGATGGTGGGGAGGCTGAGAATGAAGCGCTGCTGGATGAGTGGCCGCATGGTGATTTCTACGGCGTTCCGGTCTGGCACATGAACGAGAGTGACGATCGATTTATACGCTTATGCAATGAGTATCCTCGCGTTGCGATTGGTAGTTGTGGTGAATATGACGTTAAGCGGCCCAATCTGGCCGTGTCTCGCATGAAGGATTTAATCAGGCATGTAACAGACGCAAAGGGCCAGCCAGTTGCGAAGCTTCATGGCCTGCGCATGCTGAATCCTCTCATCTTCACCAAGTTACCTCTGGCTAGCGCTGACAGCACCAACGTAGCGCGGAACATTGGCATTGATAAAGCGTGGTCTGGCGCTTACTCACCAGCATCCAAAGAGACACGCGCATCCGTTTTGGTCGAGCGCATTGAGTCTCATAACTCGCCGGGGTCACTTGTTTACTGTGAAAAACGTGATCGCATGTCTTTCCAGTTGCATTTGGAGGTTTGATTGATGGCTAAGTCATCCGCCGAACGCAAAGCAGAGCAGCGAGCCAGACAGGCCGCTGCCGGTGTCAGAAAGCTGGAGATTGTTCTCGATGAGCAGGAACTGGCGATGCTGGAGAAGAACTGCACCTTACGTCGTCCAGGGCGCGAGCCCTACGAAATGGCAGAGTATATCGCTCTGCTTATTCGCCAGGACGATGCGCGGGTCGGTAGCCGGTTCAAATCGATGAGTAAGCGCAAGTGCGGTAAGTGTGGAGATTGCCTGCCTGTGCAGGATTGCCCACTGAAAGAAGAGTCAGCCTGTTGGGTTCGTCTTGGCTGGCATGAAACCAAATTAGCACTGTGACATGTCACGGCAATAAACAGCCTCGTCTATACTGCATTCAGGTATTCGACGGGGCTTTTTTATATGCGTACATTCATCAGCGGCGGCGTTAATTTTTACTTTCTGTCGCCGGGCGACAAGGTGCCAGAACCGGATGGCGGCTTTATTGGCGCCTATGCCATCTGGCAGCGTGAAGATGACAAGTGGGATGTGCGCTGGTGCAGAGGGGCAGTCAAATGGCAGGAGATAACGAATCAGTATTTCGACACCGAAAACGAGGCTTTCATCTTTGCTTATGAACACTACGGGAAAAAAGAGGATGAAGGGTTCCGGCTTGCGCCTGGAAGAAATCCGGACGAATGATGACAGGAATCCAAAGAAATCAGGCCACCAGTTTGGTGGTTTTTTTTTGCGTGGTATGATTACCAAAACGGTAATTATATTGCGAGGTGTTACCAGTGCCTAAGCCACAATCCACGAAGCCGCTGACCGAACAGATGGTGCGGTACTGCGAAGAGCGTATCAAGAACCCTGATGACCAGACAGGTTGCGCTATTGCCGCCGGCTACTCAGCAGCCACAGCAGCGCAGGCAGCCAGTCGTCTTGAAGCCGATCCGCGCATACAGGATCGCATCGCCCACCTGCGCCAGGCGCGAAGCCGCCGGACAAAGATTGACGCCGATTATGTGCTGAAAAGGCTGGTGGAGATTGACCAGATGGACGTGCTCGACATCCTCACAGACGAAGGCAGCCTGAAACCGGTGAGCCAGTGGCCAAAGGTCTGGCGAACGTCGCTCAGCGCCATGGACATTAACCGGATCCGCATGGCTGGCGCTGACGGCCAGGAAGATATTGAATCGACCATGCAGAAAGTGAAGTGGCCTGACAAGGTTAAAAACCTTGAACTGATTGGTAAGCACGTAGGCGTCAGTGCATTCAAAGAGGTGCAGGAGCTCAACATCAACGTCAGCCTGGCGGACAAGCTGGCCGCCGCCCGCAAGCGTGCCGCCGTGGCTAAAGGTGGCGAAGATGAGTAGTGCCGCCCAGCTTGAGGCCCAGCTGATAGAAGATATTGGCGCCTTCACGCATGACCCATACGGCTATGCAATGTACGCATTCCCTTGGGGCGAAGAGGGCACAGACCTGGCTTACTCGAAAGGCCCGCGCAAATGGCAGGAACAGGCATTTAAAGAGATTGGTGATCACCTGCAGAATCCCGAGACAAGGCACCAGCCGCTGATGATTGGGCGCGCCTCAGGGCACGGTATCGGTAAATCTGCTTTTATCTCGATGCTGGTCAAATGGGGCATGGATACCTGCGAGGACTGCAAGGTGGTGGTGACAGCCAACACCGAAAACCAGCTGCGTACCAAGACGTGGCCAGAGATTGCCAAGTGGCAGCGCCTGAGCATCACACAGGACTGGTTCACCTGCACCGCCACAGCGATTTACAGCAACGATCCGTCGCATGCCAAGTCGTGGCGCGCTGATGCCATTCCTTGGTCTGAGAACAACACAGAGGCATTCGCTGGCCTGCACAACGAGCGTAAGCGCATCATCCTGATATTCGACGAGGCATCCAACATCGCCGATCTGGTATGGGAGGTTGCCGAGGGTGCGCTGACCGATGAGAACACGGAAATCATCTGGGTGGCGTTCGGTAACCCGACGCGTAACACCGGCCGTTTCCGTGAATGTTTCCGTAAGCTGCGCCACCGCTGGAAAACCGCGCAGATTGACAGCCGCACCGTAGAGGGAACCAACAAAGAGCAGATCCAGAAGTGGGTAGACGACTACGGCGAGGACAGCGACTTTGTGAAAGTGCGCGTGCGCGGCCTGTTCCCGTCGGCATCAGAGGCCCAGTTTATCCCTACAGGACTGACAGATGCGGCCGTGGGCAGGGTGATTACGCCAGGCCAGATAGCGCATGCGGCCACAGTCATCGGCGTCGACCCCGCGCACCAGGGAGGCGACCCGGCGGTGATCTACCTGCGACAGGGGCTGCACTGTAAGAAGCTGGGAGAGTACCAGCGCACGACCGATGATGTGTGGTTTGCCAAAATCATATCGAGCTTTGAGGATCAGTATCAGGCAGACGCTGTATTCATCGATTACGGCTACGGAACGGGCGTGAAATCCGTTGGCGATAACTGGGGTCGCAACTGGCAACTGATACAGTTTGGCTCTGGATCAACCGACCCGCAGATGGCGAACAAGCGCGGAGAAATGTACAACGCGGTTAAGACCTGGCTGAAAGACGGCGGGCAACTGGACAGCCAGCAGGTGGCAGAGGAATTGTCAGCAGCAGAATACAAGGTCAGGCTGAAAGACAGCCGCATCGTGCTGGAAGATAAGGCGAGTATCAAAGAGCGTTTGGGTAAATCACCGAATGACGCCGATGCCCTGGCACTGACGTTCGCATTCCCTGTGGTGAAAAAGCTTCAGTATGTTGGCAGTCAGGATCAGGGCCGCAGCGAAACAGACTACGACCCCTATGCTTAAATCCGGTTGAAAGCGGTGATTCTGATATCTTCAATAGCGACTTTGTTTTCGGCATTAATGATTTGAATCGACTCAATCATTGCCTTAGCTGGTGGCGTACCGGCCATTGATTGATAAATGATGGACCCAAAAATTGATTCACCATTACCGTTCTTACTGCGCCATGCTACAAAGTATGAATCTTTAGGTTCCTGAGCTTGAGACATATTTCCTCCCGAGGTTTAAAAATATTTTATCGGAGGAATCATAAAAAACTTTAAACAAAAAAATGCCCGCACGAAGCGGGCCAACCAGATTACAGACTCAGGATTGTGACTCTTCGGACACAGAGATAAACCCTCTCAAAGGCTTATGCCTGTATCAAAAAAATGGCGGCATCAACGACAAATTGGGTAAAACGTTGAGCCGCCTAAATCAACACAGCATAACGGTACTTCGGCACATCGGTGAGAGCACTCAGCGCCTCTGTGGCGCGCCTGAACGCCCGCCAAATGCTCTCGCCTGATGTGTTGTGGTGGCCGGTGCTGATCTCCGGCATAACGGACCACGAACTGCGCCGCGGCTACCCGGCTGGTATCAGGTTAGGAACCCGTCCTTGCATCTGAGCTAGCTAAGCTCGCGCATCAGCCTGCGCATTCACCACAACGGAAAGAGCACTGACAGGCGGCACCGCCCTTACTGATTGCCAGCGTCTGACTGGACACTTCAATGCTCTTACCTGTTGTGTGCCGGGCTTTCACCGGCTCCCCGCCTTTACTTTTAAGCCCAATATACTGCTGCGGTAATCCGGGCTATGGCCGACGTGTCAGCGCTCTCCACGGCTTAACTATTACCATTATGGTAACTGATGTCAAATTATTTTCTGTATAGTGGTTAAAATAATGCGTATGTGGTTTAATTTTGGTAACTATCCAAAGGAGTTACCGACATGTGCGTGGGTTCTAAACCGTCAGTACCATCAGCGCCTGCGATTCAGGCTGCGCCACAGGAACAGGATACGGCAGTAGTCAACGCCCGCGATGAGGAAGAACGCCGCCGCCGCGCTGCTGCCGGACGCGCTTCCACTATCCTGACCGGTTCGCAGGGCGTCACTTCTCAGGCCAACACCAGCAGCAAAACGCTGCTCGGTCAGTAACACACCGGGGCGATCATGGCTGAGCAAGAAACGCTGAAGCAGAGATTAAACAAACAGTTCGGCCTGTTGGATCAGGAGCGGACAACATTCGATCCCCACTGGCGTGACCTGTCTGATTACATCAGCCCGCGCTCCAGCCGCTTCCTCGTTTCCGATTCAAACCGTGATAACCGCCGCAACACACAGGTTGTTGACCCGACCTGCACCCTGGCTGAGCGCACACTCTCCAGCGGCATGATGTCCGGTATCACCAGCCCCGCGCGCCCGTGGTTCACGCTGTCAGTTTCCGATCCGGCAATGAAAGATTACGGCCCGGTCAAAGTCTGGCTGGAAGATGTTCAGCGCCGCATGAATGAGATTTTCAATAAGTCGAATCTCTATCAGTCATTGCCGATCGTCTATGCACAGCTTGGCACTTACGGCACGGCTGCAATGGCGGTGCTGGAAGATGACGAGGACGTAATCCGCACGTACCCGTTCCCGATAGGGAGCTACTACGTATCAAACAGTTCTCGTCTGAGCGTTGACACTGTATTCCGCAAATTCCGCATGACTACCCGCCAGCTGGTGGAGCAGTTCGGCCTGGATAACGTCAGTGAAACCGTTAAAGGCCAGTGGAATACCCAGTCAACAGAGACATGGCACGACGTCATGCACGCCGTTTATCCCAACGTCAACCGCGATACCGGAAAGCTGGACGCTAAAAACAAGCGTTACAGCTCCGTGTATTACGAGTGCGCCGGTGATGACAAGGTGCTGCGCGAATCAGGCTTTGATGAATTCCCGATTCTGGTGCCGCGCTGGGAAGTGAATGGCGAGGATGCCTATGGCAGCAACTGCCCAGGCATGACCGCATTAGGCCAGGTCAAAGCTCTTCAGCTTGAGCAGAAGCGTAAAAGCCAGCTCATCGATAAAGCGACAAACCCGCCACTGGTTGGGCCTTCGTCGCTCAAACAGCAGCGGATATCTCAACTGCCTGGTGCGGTGACTTATCTCGATCAGTTGACAGGGCAGGACGGTCTGAAGCCGCTTTACATGGTCAACCCGAACACCGGTGACCTGCTCAACGATATTCAGGACACGCGCGAAACGATCCGCAGCGCCTATTTTGTTGACCTGTTCCTGATGCTGCAAACCATCAACACCCGCTCCATGCCGGTGGAAGCAGTCAACGAATTGCGCGAAGAGAAACTGCTGATGCTCGGCCCGGTGCTTGAGCGCCTGAATGATGAGTTTCTCGATCCGCTGATTGACCGGGTATTCGCCATCATGTCCCGCAAGGGCATGCTGCCACCTGCGCCGGAAGTTCTCCAGGGTACCGCGCTGCGTATTGAATATATCTCGGTCATGGCCCAGGCGCAGAAGTCTATCGGCGTCAGCAGCATGGAGCGTTTCGTCGGCTTTGTGGGCGGCATGGCACAGGCCAAACCGGAAGCGCTCGACAAAATCGACGTCGACAAACTCATCGACAGCTATGGCGACTCTATCGGCGTATCGCCAACCGTCATCGTTCCCGACGAGCAGGTGCAGCAGATTCGTCAGCAGCGTGCTGAACAGATGCAGATGGCACAGCAGATGCAAATGGCTCGCGAAGCTATCGGCGGTGCCAAGGATTTAAGTCAGGCGAATCTTGAAGGCCAGAACGGCCTTACCGCAGTAGCGGGAGCAGCACAGCAATGACTGATTTCGAGCAAAGCCAGGAACTGGCAGACCAGCAGTTACAACAGCGCCTTGCCGCAGAACGTGAGCGGGATGACCTGATCCACGTCATGGAAAGCCCGCAGGGCCGCCGCGTCATCTGGAAGGTTTTGGAAAGTGCTGGCGTGTTCTCGGTCACTTTTACAGGCGACAACAACTACACCAATTTCAACGAAGGGCGTCGCAACGAAGGCTTGCGCCTGTTCACAGACGTAATGAAGCACTGCCCTGATCTCTATCTGACCATGGCTAAAGAAGCCGGAGAGGAATCTGATAAATGAATATTTTTGAACGTTTGCTAATGCGTCGCCTGTGTAGCGAAGCCCCTGTAGATGGCGGTGACGCTGGTGCGCCTGCTGCTGATCAGGCAGGGCAGAACGGAACTGAGCAGCCATCGGGCACGGAAAGCGCTAATGCTGAAGGCAATGATGGTCAGCCAGCGGAAGGTGAGGCGAGTAATGAAGGCGAAGGCAAAAAGCCTGGAGAAGAGAAGAAGCCAGAAGGCGCGCCAGAAGCTTACGAATTCAAAGCGCCTGAAGGCAGCGAGCTGGACAAAGCGGCTGTTGAGCAGTTCGAGCCAATCGCCCGTGAACTGAACCTGTCACAGGAACAGGCGCAAAAGCTGGTCGATCTGTATGGCACCAAAGTCATGCCGCAGCTGATGAAGCAGCAGGCAGACACCTGGCAAAAGCAGGTTGCCGACTGGGGCGCCGCGACCAAAGAAGATAAAGAGATCGGCGGCGAAAAATTCGAAGCCAATCTGACCCGCGCCAAACAGGCAATGGATAAATTCGCCACTCCTGAACTGCGCGAGTTTTTAGAGACAAGCGGCATGGGCAACCATCCAGAGTTGATCCGTGTGTTTGTGAAGGTTGGCGCGGCCATGTCTGAGGACAATCTGGTCACGGCAAATGAGAAAGGCCAGCGTTCGGCGGCCGACGTACTTTATGGTTAAAACTGAGGAAATAAACTATGGCTGTTAAAGGCTTAATTGCGCTGACGCTGGCTGACTGGGGTAAGCGCATCGATCCCAATGGGAAGGTCGATAAAATTACCGAACTTCTCAGCCAGACTAATCCTATCCTGGACGATATGCCGTTCATGGAAAGTAATTCACCGACAGGTCACCGCACGACCATCCGCACAGGTTTGCCAGATGCATACTGGCGTATGATCAACTCCGGTGTGCCAAAGGGAAAATCCACCACAGTGCAGATTACTGACACCATGGGGATGCTTGAAACCTATGCAGAGATTGATAAATCTCTTGCTGATCTGAACGGTAACACCAATGAATTTCGACTGTCGGAGGATCGAGCCTTCCTGGAAGGTATGAACCAGCGCATGGCTACGACACTCTTTTACGGCGATACCTCCGTTAACCCACAGCAGTTTATGGGGCTATCCTCCCGTTACTCGCTGCTATCAGCAGGAAATGGACAGAACATTATCGATGCTGGCGGCACCGGAACAGATAACACGTCTATCTGGCTGGTGGTGTGGGGTGAAAATACCGTTCATGGCATCTTCCCTAAAGGGCAGAAAGCTGGCTTGCAGATGGAAAACAAAGGCCAACAAACGCTGCTGGACGGCAACAACAACCCGTATGAAGGTTACCGTACCCACTACAAGTGGGATGCCGGACTAACTCTGCGTGACTGGCGCTATGTTGTGCGAATCGCCAACATCGATGTCAGCAACCTTTCTGATCCACAGACAGCAGCCAACATTGCAAAACTGATGGTCCGCGCGCTTCATCGCATTCCTAACCGCGGCATGGGAAAACCAGTTTTCTACATGAATCGTACTGTTGCCCAGGCTCTTGATACACAGGCTATGGACAAATCTTCGCTGGCAATTTCCGTGAAAGAGACTGAAGGCGAATGGTGGACTTCTTTCCGTGGCGTTCCGATCCGTGAAACCGATGCTCTGCTAGAAACAGAAGCGCGCGTAGTTTAACCCCTGACTAATCCGGCGGGCTGATACCTGGCCCGCCTAACGGAGAAATAAAGATGATCCTCGACAAACTGTTGATGTTCTCCGAAGCGCAGGCGGTGACCGCTTCTGCTGCTTCAATCGACGTTATCGACCTGGGCCCAATCGACGGCACGCGCCGCGATATTGGTGTTGGCTACCCTCTGGAATTCTGGGCAACCGTGAATACCACTGCGACCGCCGCCGGTGCTGCCACGGTCAACATTCAGTTGCAGACCAGCCCTGATAACAGCACCTGGACCACGCTCACCTCTACGGGTGATCTGGCACTGTCCGCGCTGACTGCTGGCAAGCGTGTCATGTCACAAAAGGTTCCGCAGGGTGTCCAGCGCTATCTGCGCGTGAACTACGTTGTTGGCACCGGTCCGCTGACTGCTGGCGCATTCACCGCCGGTATTAACCTGGATGTGGATAACAATGCACCGTATCCGATCCGCTCTCGCATCACTGGTTAAGGGGCGCACAAATGTCAGAAGTCACTCAAGAAAAGGCAAGGTATCGCGTTCTGCGCCTGTCCCACATTCATAACAACCTGTGGCCTGAAGGCTCAGAAGTTGATTATGACGGCGAGCCGGGCACCGCGCTGGAGCCATTAAACGATGCCGCTAAGGCGGCTAAGAAAAAGGCAGAGAAGAAAGGGAAAGCTGTTGAAGTCATCGTGCCAAACGGAATCGACAATCCGCCACCCGATGGCGGAAACGGTCAGGGTGATGAAGATCTGGACAAACTCCGGGAAGAGTATGAAGGACTCTTTAACGAGAAGCCTCACTTCAACTTCAAAGCCGAAACCCTCCGCGAAAAAATCGCAGAGAAGCGACGCGAACTCGGTCAGTGACCGGCGATAAGACAGGGGCCGGTTGGCCCCTTTTTTCAGGAGTGAGCCTGTGGCATCCGTAATCGAAATCTGCAACATTGCACTCAGTCGCCTGGGCAACAGCCGTACCATCAACAGCCTGACTGAGAAAAGCAAAGAGGCGGGCCTTTGCGACCTGCACTATGAGTCTGCCCGCCTTGAGGTGCTTGCAGACTTTGACTGGAACTTTGCTATTAAGCGCGTCGCGCTGGCCGACACAGGCGCAGCGCCAAGCGACTGGCAATATGCCTACCGTTACCCAACCGACTGCCAGCGCATCGTCGATATCATGGTGCCCGGCATGCGTAACCCGCCGGAACGTTGCCGTATTGAATATCAGACAGGTTCGGATTTCGAAGGTACAGGACGACTGATTTACACGGATCAGCCTGATGCCTGGCTCCGTTACGTCAGTGATATTTCAGATCCCAATATGTTTGACCCGCTGTTCCGCAGCGCCCTGTCATGGAAACTGGCCAGTGAAATCGGTATGCCTCTGGCATCAGCCCCCAATCTCGTTCAGAACTGCCTGACAATGTATTCGCAGATTATCCGCAGCGCGGGCAGCCACTCAATGAATGAGAGCCAGGAACCTGTCGAGCCACAGAGCGAATTTACCAGTGCGAGGTTAAGCTGATGTCCAACAGTATCATCCAGCCCTCATTTGCCGGTGGTGAGATTGCACCAAACGTATACGGCCGCATTGACCTGGCAAAATATTCCGTATCCCTTCGTCGGTGCCGTAACTTCATTGTGCGCCAGTATGGTGGGGTGGAGAACCGCCCGGGCACTCGCTTTATTGCCGAGGCAAAATACCCAAACAAAAAGTGCCGACTGATCCCCTTCCAGTTTTCGACCGTACAGACCTATGCGCTGGAGTTTGGTGACGGTTATATGCGTGTATTCAAAGACGGCGGCCAGGTGCTGAATTCTGCGGGTGCTGTTTATGAGATTGCCACCCCGTATCAGGAAGCCGATCTGTTTGAGCTCAAGTACACGCAATCCGCCGACGTTATGACTATCTGTCACCCTAATTACGCGCCCCGAGAGCTACAGCGTTATGCGCACGATAACTGGGCGCTGGTGGAAGTAGTAACCAGCAACGGGCCTTTCGAAGACGTCAATATCAATAAGTCCGTTAAGGTTTATGCGAGTGGCGAAACCGGCACGATCACACTGACTGCAAGCAGCGCTATTTTTGGAACTGAGCAAAACGGCAAACTTTTCTACCTGGAGCAACCCGCTGTCGATTCTGTTCCCGTCTGGGAAACCAGCAAGTCGGTCTCTGTCGGGGTTGTCAGACGAGCCGGCAATAATTATTACCGTGCCAATACGGCAGGTAAGACTGGTAGCCTGAGACCGTCACATACTGAAGGAATGGCATGGGATGGGTGGGGCGGTAGCGGAGATGAAGATACTGGCGTTCAGTGGGAGTACCTACAGTCAGGTTTTGGTATATGCAGAATAAATTCTGTTGCCGGAAATGGTCTGTCAGCAACTGCTGATGTGATATCCCGCATTCCTTCTAACGTTGTAGGAAGTGGTAACGCATCATATAAATGGGCCCGCTTCGCATGGAACAGCGCCAATGGCTACCCTGGCACGGTGGTATATTATCAGCAGCGCCTTTTCTTCGCCGCATCGCGCGCCGCACCACAAACCATCTGGTCGAGCCGGTCGGGAGATTATAAGGACTTTGGCAAAAGCTCCCCCATTGCTGACGATGATCGCATTACATACACCTATGCCGGACGCCAGGTAAACGAAATCCGCCACCTGATAGATGTCGGTTCCCTGGTTGCACTGACGTCAGGCGGCCAGTTCAAGATTAACGGCGACCAGAACAAGGTGCTTACGCCAAGTTCTTTCTCTTTCAGCTCACAGGGTGCCGACGGCGCCAGCTCAACACCGCCCATCACAGTCAGCAATATCGCGCTGTTTATCCAGGAGAAGGGCAGCGTTGTTCGTGATCTGGCTTATTCCTTCGACGTTGACAGCTATCAGGGAAGCGACCTTACCGTACTGGCTAACCACCTTTTTCAGGGTTATCAGCTTACTGACTGGTCATTCTCTGTCGTGCCTTACTCAGCAGCCTGGGCTATTCGTAATGATGGCATGTTACTGACCCTGACTTACCTGCGCGATCAGCAGGTTTTTGCGTGGGCACCGCAGCCTACTGATGGGAAATTTGAGTCGACGTGCAGTATCAGCGAAGGCACAGAGGATGCTGTCTATTTCACCGTGCAGCGGACCATTAATGGACAGTCACGTCGCTATATTGAACGGCTTTCAACCCGGCAATTCAGTTCAGACGTTGACGCTTTTTTCGTCGATTGTGGACTGAGCTACGATGGACGTAATACTGACTCGTCACGGACCATGACTGTTAGCACTACCGATGGCACCTGGAAATGGTCATCACCTTTGACGCTGAGTGCCTCGGGTGCAGCATATTTCACATCGGCCAATGTCGGTGAGGAAATTCACATCCCCTACCAGCAGGCTGAGGAAGATGAGCTGGTTGATAAAGTCCTTCGGTTAAAAATCGGGGCCATTATTTCGTCTAATCAGGCTTCTGTCACCGCTAACCACGATATTCCCGTAATGCTGCAGAATTTTCCAGTTACGAATTGGGGTAAAGCTGTATCTCATTTTTCAGGGCTTAATCATCTGGAAGGTAAAACAGTCAGCATCCTGTCAGATGGCAATGTTGAGCCTCAGAAAACCGTAACTGGCGGCGCTGTTGATATCAGTGCGCCAGGTGCCGTCGTCCATATTGGCCTCCCGGTAACAGCTGAGTTTGAAACCCTGGACGTGAATATTGCCGGACAGGAAACGCTGCTTGATAAAAAGATGATCATTTCTCAGGTTAGCCTGCTGGTCAACTCCAGCCGGGGTGTGTTTGCCGGTACCGACGGCAAAAACCTTTACGAGTATGCGCAGCGGGAATATGAGTTTTATGACAACCCCGTTGAGGATGCTACCGGAACGATCGATATCAGCATTGATGCTAACTGGGTAAAAGGTGGACGCGTGTATGTTCGCCAGGAAGATCCGCTACCACTCTCAATCCTGGCTGTAATCCCTTCTGTGTCAGTGGGGGGAAGATAATGCCAGAGGTTTCCATAGTTGCCGCCACGCCGGAGCATGCCGCCGAACTTGTCTCAAGCGTGAGACAGGCTGACATAGAAGAATTTGAATCAGGCTGGTCAATGACGCCTGCGCAGGTACTGGATTATGGCCTTACCCGGTCGGCATTTTGCTGGGCCGGGCTGGTCGATGGTGAGGTGGTGGCTGTTTTCGGTGTGACGCCCGCAAGTATTTTAACGGGATATGGAACGCCATGGCTGATTGCCTCAGACAAGCTTGAAACCCATTCCCGCATTTTTATTCGCCACAGCCGCCCTTTGCTCGCTGGCATCCTTGAGTCATTCCCTCGTCTTGAGAATTATGTAGATGCCAGAAACATTGCGGCCAAACAGTGGCTGCACTGGCTGGGATTTAAACTTGATGAACCAGCACCTGCCGGACCCAACGGCATGCTGTTTCACCGCTTCACCCTGGAGAGAAAATAATGTGCGGACCCGTTGCTATCGGTGTGGCCATGCTTGCAGCTACCGCAGCATCTGCCTACAGCCAGCGCCAGCAGTCTAAATATCAGTCAGAGCTTGCCAACTACAATGCTGATCTGCAGGAGAAATCAGCCGACGCCGCAATAAATGCTGGTAACGCGCAGGCAGATCAGATGCGTGCCCGAGCGCGTCAGCTTTCAGGAACGCAGGCGGCGACTATGGCAGCGAGCGGCGTCGACCTGGGCGGTGGCACAGCTGTGGATATTTTTGGCGACACAGCGCAAATGGGTGAACTTGATGCGCTGACTACAGTGAACAACGCAAAAGCACAGGCGTATGGCCTCCAGACGCAGGCCGCTGGCAGCCGCTCACAGGCATCGGCCTATAACTCATTTGGGAATCAGCAAGTTGCGACAACCCTACTCAATGGTGCGATTGGTTCTTATCAGGGGTATCGGGAAGCAGGTGGCAAAAACCCATTCGCCAATAGCGGTAATGGCAGTGTCAATTCAGAGACTTTCGCCAGCCTCAAAAACAGCCGTTACGGCAGCAACAGCTTTACCTTTTAAGGACTGAAACTATGCCAACGGTACCTACGTATAACTCCAGGCAGACCAGTGACCAGGGATTGCCAGCACCACAGGTAAGCGTCCAGACCAGCCCTGATAATTTCGGTGCCGGGCTGGCAGAAACCGGCAACCGGATTGCCGGTATTCTTGCCGATGAACAGCACAAGGCGAATGTCGCACAGAGCCAGAATGCTTTGCTTCAGTTCCAGTCTTTCGCTGAGGATCAGTTCAATAACACTGACAACGGTCTGTACACGAAGCAGGGTAAAAACGCAGTAGGTCAGTCAGAACTGGTCCTGTCTAATATCCGCGGGAAAGCTGAAGAACTTGCGCAGCAGGTGCCGGAGTCAATGCGTCCGCAGTTCATGCAGCAGATCAATCAGGCCGGTATGCAGTACAAGCGACAGGCTAACACGTATGAGATTGGTCAGGTTAAAGAGTACGAGGAAGGCCAGTTTAAGGCGTTGCAGCAGGCCACAGTGACAACCGCCCAGGGACAGTACAACGACCCGCAGGCATTCACTGCGACCGTAAAGCAGGGATTCACAGCGATAGATCAGTTTGCTGATGCTCATGGCTGGAGTGATGAAGAGCGTGCCAGTGCCAAAAACAAACTGAAAGAACAGTCTGCTGATGGCGCACTGTCCGCCGCGTCGACTCAGAACTATATGGACTTTATCAGCCGGAACGGCGAGCCTGGGGATTATGCCGGCGCGGTGCGCGTTTCTGGTTCAACCGGTGATGCGCGCGGGCTGCGTAATAATAACCCTGGCAACATTGAAGCAGGTAAAAACACCTGGGACGGACAGACCGGAAGTGACGGGCGCTTTGCAAAATTCGTTACCCCTGAACACGGTATCCGCGCGCTGGGTAAAAACCTCATGTCGTATGGCAGCCAGGGTTACGATACTGTCAACGAGATCGTAAACCGATGGGCGCCCGCCAGCGACGGCAACAACACAGCGGCCTATGTGAAAGCGCTGTGCAGTCAACTGGGTGTAAAGGCTGATGACCAGCTAAACCTGACAGATATCAACGTACTCAAGAGTCTGGCAACTGGTATCGTCAAACATGAAAACGGTAGCGTGCCATACAGCCCCGATCAGCTTGATACCGGGATCCGTGCCGCTCTTGGCCTGACCGCACTGGATACACCAAAGCGCTACACCGGAAACGCTGCCTTTGATGCTGCTTCGCCCGAGGCGCAGGCCGCGTATCTGCGCCAGGCAAAATCAATGCAGGGGCAGGCGCAGACACAGCTTAAGGCGCAGCTAACCGATCAGCTTTCCGATGCAAAAGCCGCCTACATGAAAGGGGTGGAGTTCAGCAATCCACCATCACAGGAGCAGTTGATTGCCGCATGGGGTTACCGCGAGGGCACGCAGCGATTCAACGATCTGCAGAATGACCGTGTTGCCGGCCAGTATATTGGCTCTTTCCGTACCATGCCGACAGCCAGCATTCAGCAGTATGTTGCCGGGCTTAAAACCGAATTAGGTAACGGTGAGGGATTTGCCAGCCGTTCGGGCGCTTATGACCATGTGGCCGCCGCGGCTAAGCAGGTCATTTCAATGCGCGAATCCAACCCCTATCAGGCTGCCATGGACATCGGCGCATATAAACCTATCACCGGCAGCAGCCCGGCGGACATTACCGCAGAAGTTAAAAACCGCGCAGCGGCATCAGGTCAGCTGCAACAGATTGGCATTAATGCCCCAATCCTTTCCCGGGAAGAGGCGGCAAATGTCAGCAATCAGGTGCGGGGCACTACTGATGTAAACCAGTCGATCTCGCTGTTACAGAGCTTTGGCCGCAATCTTCAACCCGATGCCCTGCGCAAAGTCGCCTCAGCTATAGCGCCTGACAGTGCAGCAACAGCCTATTCAGCGCTAATCCTGGGCACGCCTGATAATCAGTATGACAACCGCTCTCCTGTCATCCCATACAGCCAGTTTGTGCCTTACAAGCCAACGATGAATAAGTATGACGTGGCTAAAACTATCCTCCAGGGCGATCAGTTGATCAACCCAACCAAGGCACAGAAAGAGGCTGGCATCAGCCCGGTCAAGTTGCCGTCGGATGACAAGCTGAAACAGACCTTTGATGATGCTGTCGGATCATCGTTCTCACACAACCCGCAGGCGCGCCAGATGGCATGGTCTATCTATAAATCTGCTTATGCCGGTCTGGCTTACACCAATGGTGACAATGACGGCGTGAACACCAAAAACGTTGACAGTGACATTGCTGAAAAGGCTGTGCAGATGGCAACCGGCGGGGTGCTCAAAGGCTTCAACGGTGGTGATGTGGTGATGCCCTTCGGCATGGATAAATCGACGTTTAAGGATAAATACACAGCGGCAGCCGGCGAGGCATTAAAGGCCGCCGGACTCAATCCGGCCGGGCAGAACAATTTTATTCCGGTTAACGTCGGTGACAGTCAGTACCGGCTGGTGACAGGTAGCGGTCGCTGGGCGACAGACCCACGTACCGGCGCGCCTGTAACAGTGAGGATCCAGTAATGTCTGACTCATTTTCACTGGCCCCCGAGGGGCAGGCGTGGGCAGATAATCAGGCAGTGGCAAAGCCAGCACAGCCTGACGATTATGATCCCAGGTGGTATGCGGGCAGTGGCTCCGCGCTTTTCCGCGGTGCAGCAGAGGGATCTATCGGCCTGTTACAGACCGGTGTAGAAGCCGCAAAACTTTCACCTACCTACAGCAGTCTGCGCGGTATCGTGCCAGATTTGGATGACGTGGTAGACAAGAACTTTACCGAGATTCAGAAATCGCTCAACGATGCGCGTGAGGCCGTCAAACCAGCGCCAAACAGCCAGGGTATCGCGGCTGATATCCTTGAAGGTCTGGGCCGCTTCGCTCCAGCCATTGCTGCAACTGCTGCAGCCGGTCCGGTAGCGGGTGGCGCAGTTGCGTTCGGCAGCAGCCTGGAATCCACAAAGCAGGACTTTCTGGCCAAAGGGGTAGATGAAGATACGGCCGGAACGCTGGCACTTGAACAGGCCAGCGCAGACGCGCTTGGAATGGCGCTACCCGCCGGGGTGGGTGCAAGACTGGCGATAAGATTACTTTCCGGTGTGGCTATAAATACGAGCTTTGGAGCGGCTAACCGTTTTGCCCTGGGTGAGACGCTGGAAGCCAGTGGCTATGATGAACTGGCTAAGCAATATCGTGTATGGGATAAGCAGGCCATGCTGGTGGATGCTGTGCTGGGCGCAACGTTTGGTGGTGTACATCACCTTACGGCACAGCGCGCGGATACTGCACTGGCTGATACGCAGTCAACATCGCCAGACACGATCAATACCGAATCCCCTACAATATCGGCTAACGACGCGCCACCGGTTGCCGACACGGTGCCCGCTCAGCCAGAAATTACCTACGAGTCACGCATGGCAGAGCTACAGCAGCTGTCTGATCAGGTGATCAGTCGGGGTGACCGTAAGACGCTTTCGCAGCAGGTTTATGACCTGCAATACCAGCATGACCAGGCGACTGCGCAGCTGCAGCAGATAAAGGACACGCCATTATCAGGCAGCGGCAAAGCACTGGCGCAGGCCCGCGCACAGCGTACCGCCCAGGTGAATGAACTGGATATGCGCATAGGTCTGCTTAAAGAGCAGATTGATCAGCGCGGCGCAACCCTTGCCGACAGCAGTCCGGGCGGCAGGTTCTACGATGCCCGCTCTGATTTGTCACGCATAGAACAGGGGCTGATCCCCGAAAGCATGCGCGGCCTGGTACCGGAAGCGGGTATTAAACCCAGTGATGTAGATGCTGCCCATGTGATGAACGAGGGGCTTTATTACGATCTTGAATCCTCCCCAGTAGTGCATGCAGATAACGCAAGCCTGAACAGCCATGTGGCAGCAATGGATCAGGCATCGCGTCAGCTTATGTCGGGTGAGCCCGTCAACGTATCAGAGCAGATGCGATCTCTTGCTGGTGTTCCCCATCCTGACGCCATCAGCGCAGGCGAGGCGCAGCGCGCTACTATGGCAGAAATTTACCGCGATAACGGTATCCCTGAGACGACCCGTGCGCTACAGGACAATCCAGCACCACAGGTCAGGGATGACAGCGCTTTCACTTCTGGCCGGCAGGCTGAAACTGGTGCTACAGAACAGGTGAGTATCGATCCGGATTCTGGTGAAACCCTTTCATCCAACAGCTTTGACCTGATGATGGCTCGTGACATGTCACGACTTAACGATGAAATAACCGTAAGTCATCCCGATACAGGGGAGCAGGTAAGCCTGGCACAGGCACTGGCTGACCTGGATAATCAACTGGCTACTGTGCAGAAAGAATCGAACGTATACAGCGTGGCCGCTACCTGCTTCCTGAGGAACTCATAATGAAACAAGCCTGTGTTGATGCTATCACCCAGACGCTGGGCCGCCAGCCCAAAGCAGATGAACTTAAAAACATCGAGGACCGGATTAAGGAAGCGGTGCGGCAGGTATCACGTACCAATGCCAAAAACGGTAAAGGCGGTATCCCTGACGCTGAGACATACAAGCAGGCCGCAGACCTAGTGGCCCGCCGTGTTGTGCATGACGTTTTCAAAAAGCGCCAGCGCCTGGCACAGAACGCCATAGCCATTAACAATGTGACCGAGACAATTAACCGCAACGTGCCGCTGGCGGAGCAGACGCCGCAAAGCCTTTCGCAGTTTATCTTCGCTGGCCGCAAAGTTTCTGATGGTAAAGAGATTGATGTTGTCTCAGCCGAAGAACTGGCAACCGGTGCTTATCAGGACTGGACGCGCCAGCTTACTGTTGAGATCACGGCAGCCGGTGACGATGTGCAGAAGTTTTTTAACGTATTCGATCCCCGCATGGGGAAGTCCTATCAGCTACAACTGCTGAAAGAAATCTACGGCGAGGATACGGGCAACGCCGCGGCTAAGAAAGTTGCGAAGATTTGGGGCGATATCACTACGCGCGCCCGGCAGGAAATGAACGATAACGGATTTGACATTGGTTTGCGTGATGACTGGCACCTGCCTTACGTAGATGATGCCGATATGATCCGTGCTGCAGGTCGGGAAGAGTGGCTTAACACCCTTCCCCCAGCCGAAAGGCTGCAGGCGCGTGTTGCTGGCAGGATGCCGCCAGGCGACTGGGCGCGGCGCAAGTGGGTCGACGATATCTACAACACCCAGGACAGAACGCAGTTTGTTAATCCTGACGGCTCGCCAATGAACGATGTTGAGTATCGAGAGGCGCTGGAATACATCTTCGAGAGTAAGGCCACTGACGGCGCGCAGAAGCTGGAGCCCGGCGCGTTCGCTGGCACTGGCGGCATTAAAAATCGCGGTTCACAAAGCCGCGTGCTGGCGTTCAAAGATGCCGACAGCCATTTCAATTACATGGAAAAATACACGCAGCAACCTGTTGTTGGCGTGATGATGGGCCACTTGCAATCAGCCTCCCGCGACTTGGGCGTGGTTAAAGCTTTTGGTCCCGATGCGGCCACTAACTTCCGGCTGATTGCGGATCGCGTCTACCAGCAATCAGTGAGCATTGACGGCGCCGCCAGACCGGTTGAGAAAATGAATAAAGAGCGCGAGCTGGTCCAGCGTATGTTTGACTCAATGGCGGGGCTGAATGGCGTCAACAGCACCAGCGTTTTCTCATCGGTGGTGGGTGGACTCCGTAATCTGATGACCTCAGCCATGCTCGGTTCAAGCGTAATAACTGCCACGTCGGATCAGGCAGTTATGCGGGCGGCCGCACAGGCTTTAGGGTTTGATCGTAACGGTATGCGCCTGTCGGCTACCACATTACGAAACCTGTTCAGCGGCGACGCCAAACGCGCCAACGCCGAGATAGGTCTAATGGTTGACGCTCATTCTGCTGTGATATCGAAGATGGGCGGATTTGACCTTACGCGCGGTATTACCGGCTGGTTCGCTGAGAAGACGCTGAAATGGTCCGGGCTGATTGCCATGGACCGGGCAAACAAGGCGGCATTCGGCCTGCTGATGTACAAAAATATCGGTGAGCTGACACGCAGGTTTGCCACAATTGACGACCTTAAGGGAAGTGATAAGGCTTTACTGTCACAAAAAGGATGGAGCGCGCAGGACTGGTCGATCATGGCAGCAGCGAATTTACGGCCAATGACCACAGGCGGACACATGGGAATGACCCCTGATGCAATTTATGCCGTGCCGGATGCTAAGGTTATGGAAATTCTGGCACCGCAAATTGAGCGCGTGCGCGCCGGTGCAGATGAGGCACTGGCCAGCCTGGGGGCAATGACAGATTCGCGCGCCAAAAACCTGCGCCAGGCATATGACGCCGAGGTTGAGCAGACAGTTAAGCGTATGGTGCGTAACGCGCGTGCTGAAGCGGCTCAGAAACTACTGGGCATAACTCATGGGGAAATGACACAGGCCATCACCACGGCCACAGGCATTGACACCTATTCACGGGATCAGGGTGGTGAGTTGCTGAAAAGCTTTATGCTGTTCAAAACCACGCCTTTTGCAGGCTTCCGGCAGATGGTAACGCGCTTTCAGGATCTGGAGCGCGTTCCGGCCTTGAAATTCTTTGCGGCGTACATGGGCGGGACGATGATTACCGGCATGTTTGCAAACCAGATGAATGCGCTTTTATCCGGTAATGACCCTATCGATATGACCAAACCCGGCACCTGGGCAGGAGCGATGTTAAAAGGCGGCGGCTTTGGTATCTATGGTGATTTCCTGCTGCAGGATCATACGCAATACGGCTCCAGTATCGCCGCCACGCTGGGTGGCCCTAGCCTTGGGCTGGCAGAATCATTGATGAAGCTGCTTATCACTAACCCGCAAAAAGCAATGCAGGGTGAGGATACAACGTTCGGAGCCGATGCGATTAAAACCGCCAGGATGATTACGCCTTTTGCCAACCTGTGGTATACCAAAGCGGTAACAAACTATCTTATCATTCAGCAGTTGCAGGAAATGGCTAACCCTGGTTATAACGACCGCGTGAGAGACAGAGCGCAAAGCCAGTTTGATGTAACGAGCTGGTGGAATCCGGGCGACACCGAACCACGTCGTGCGCCTGACTGGGAAAAAGCGACAGGAAATTAAATGAAAATTATACCTCTGGTAGTTTTAACTGTGTTGTTGACTGGATGTCAGACACAGGCAAATTTTAAAAGAAACATGGATACTTGGGTAGGAAAGGATGCTCAGGGTTTGGTTGATCAGTGGGGGTACCCCGCCGGAACCATGAAAGCACCCAATGGGAACGATGTATATGTTTACCAAAACAATGGTAATTATTACGTTCCACCAACTACCACATATAACACTACAGCTAACGTGTATGGAAACAGCCTGTACAGCACTACTACTGCAAACACTTCGGGTGGCTACAACATTAGTTTCACTTGTACGGTTTATTTTGAAGTTAATTCTTTGAAGAAAATAGAAAGAGTTAGTTGGCAAGGCAATAACTGTGTTGCATGATTTTAATAGAGGGATTTTAAATTGGTAGAACAATATATTGTGGATTATGCTGTTTTTATCGGTGCGCTTATAATTGCAGCCATTTTTTCTGGCTGGATTGGTAAAACATCAAAAACTAAGTATGGTTGGGTTTCATTCGGTTTGATGTTTATTTTAATAATATTCTTTGAAATGGTTCACTTCTGGTAATAAAAAGCCCGCTCTCGCGGGCTTTATTCATTTATTAATTTTTCTTTTATAGAACTTATTATTTCGTGCATTTGATTAGAGATTGATGAAGCATCACGGATAAATTTCTTTTTTTCATCTTCTGTGTATGTAGCGAATGTATGAGCTTTAACATAGTGCGAAAAATATTTTTGGTATTTTGAAGCAAGTCCATCCAGTCTTTCCATATCAGCCCTTAGCTTCGGATGATAGAGAAAAATCAACATCTTGAGATGGTTATGAGGATGTAATTTATCAACCTCAAACTCTCCGGTAGATTCATACCTAGCATTAATAACAAAGTTAAGCATTGTTACATCTTGCTTTGCAAGAGAGTTTCTGCATTTTTCGCAAAATGTGTAAGCTTCTTCTCTCTTCTGTCTTATTAATTTTTGTTCCTCTAATTTACTGTTGTTCTTGAAAGTGAGTTTAGCAGTCACAAAAACGGACGCTAATGCAATAACAGCACCTATAGCTGGTCCAATAACACCATCCATGATTTATACCTTTTGAGATTTACTCTTGTAACTTATCTCTTTTGAAGAGGTAAGGGCAGTGAGCTAATCCCGCTTTCGCGGGCTTTAGTCAGGTTCTTTTCTTTGGCTTTAGCGCTGAAAGTGATATGAACATTCCAGTTAAAGAAGCAAGAATAAGAGGAAAAGTTATTGCATCAGTATTTCTTAACGGATTTCCAGGCTGAAATATGATGATTACGAAGAAAATACTGGTGGAAAAAGTAGTAGAGGAATACACCTCATTGAGCTTAGTATGTAAATCCCCAATCGAGAACGGTGGGGTTTCTTTTGACTTTGCATCCCATACTAAGTGTACGACAACGTATAAGATGCAAAGAATAAAATAAAATCTAGCAAGTTCTTCAGATGTCTGCGGTATCAAGTATCCCAATTTTCAATTATCCCGATACCATCTTTTTAAGACACAGACCTGCAAGAATCACACTACCTGCCACGGCAAATGAGTATGCCACGCCAGCAGTAATAGTAATGGCTGGCAGGAAGGATAGACCGCCAGAAAAGGCATACCCTGCGCCGGCACCGCCTATAACGGCCTTCATGATTGCTTCAAATTTGTTTTTCATACAACCTCCGTCGGTCCTTAGAAGCTGAGTTACCAATCTGCTAACATTTTATGCATAGCGAACATAATTCGCAACCAATACCGCAGTATTATCGTGAAGATTGCCAAATGAATGCGCCTTAGTTATCGGCGCATTCAGGCTAGAGTTTAGGCTTCATTTTGCCGCCAACTGAGCGATGTATTGTCCGTGAGTTGCCAGTTCTGCCAACAGCTTTCTCTGTTCTGCCAGGTGCAGGCGGATCGCTTCAAGCTCCCGCCAGGCTCCGGACACGTCATGGTCGTTGCTTGCCAGCTCTGCCAGCAGGGCATGCAATTGCAGCCCCCGGCGGTTTTCTGACAGCAGGGTAGGGATCACCTCAGCAGGTCCGATGTCACAGTTTGAATAGTGATACTGGCTTTCGCGCATTTCCCGCATGATTACCGGTACGCACTTTTCGGCAATGCGCGCGGCAGTCTTTTTGTCTGTTTCCTTTTTACCACGTCGGGCGTCGGTGGCCTTCATCGTTGACTCAGGTTCAGCCGGTAACAGATCAGGCTGACGATGGACATACGTTCCGGTCTGGCGAATCGACGGCAGCACTTCGCTGGTCACCCATTTACGGAAACGGTAGGGGATGGTGCCAGGTGTCACCGCATCGCGGCAGCGCAGGATCAGGGTATAAAGGCCGGACTCGGAAATGATAGTGCAATCCTGCTCTCCACCAAGGGTGTCGGTTAAGCCGACACCCTTCTCATCGTCATCAAGTTTGCGTACAGCGTCACGGTGGTTGGCAATTCCTATGGCCTTGCAGACTTCTTTTGCGGAAAACCAAGGCGAGTTATCAACCATTAGAACGTGAATAGATGTGTTGTTATCAAAATTAAAAGCAGTGGCAGTTTGAGTTTTCATGATGAATCTCCTGTGACAGATTTATTCACCACAGCTGAGACCAATCAGGCTGGTGGTGAGCTGAACGGAGTTGGTCTTACCGGCGTCACAGGGAACCGGCGCTTCCGAAGAAGCCCCCGCCCAGCCCACCATTGAGGTAGGGCTGAACCGCACGCATAAAAAAACACGCTAAGCGCGTGTCGTGCGCTGTGACATTACCGGGAGACCAATCCCGGCACTGGATTTTGCCAGTGCAAAAACATCATGGCGCGAAGTATGCAGAAAGTAAAGTTACCATATTGGTAATTGAAATGGAACGACGTTTATAGCTACGGTAACGTTTTCAGCTTTTTTCAACACATTGCTTTAGGTACGCCAGATGGGTGAGCACCTCTGATTTCATCTTTCTCGTTGAAGTGACATAGTTGAAGAGGGCATTCACTTCATCCCTTGCGCCACTTACATTATTTCCTCTTCGTTCCAGTTCCTCCAGCAGTTCAATTATCCTTGAGTTCTGCGTAAGCTTTTTAATCCCTTCATCGCTATAGAGATTTTGAGTGTAAGTGTCGTTTCCAGGGTAATAATATTCAGCATTATTTTTCATGAGTTTCGCCCTCCTGATAACACTGTATATTTACACAGTGTTTGGCGCAAGTTTTTGGACTCCGTTCTGGTCAATAAATTTCATCAATTAAGCATATAACGTGTATTACCTATTATCCATGTATGCATGCAATGCGGTAGACTTGACTGATACTTCAACGCCAGGAGCACGCACAGATGACCGTATCAACCGTGGTTAACCATGAGCAGTATGACGGCAACGGAACGACAACAACATTCCCTTACAGGTTTAGAGTATTAAAGAGCAGCCACATGGTTGTTACAGTTGTGGACACTGCGGGATTAGTCTCTACGCTACAGCTCGGAACTGATTATGATATTACCGGCGTGGGCCAGGTAAGCGGCGGCAATGTCATACTTAAGTCGGCACTCGCCCAGGGTTGGAAAATCTCCCTTGACCGAGATCTGCCTGCTGTACAGGAAACGGATTTACGCAACCAGGGCCGGTTTTTTGCTGAGACGCACGAAGATGCATTTGATTACCTGACAATGCTGATTCAGAGGCTTGGCAGCCAGTTCAGTCTGTCATTAAGAAAACCTACTTTCATTGCACCTTATTACGATGCCTTGGGTAATCTGATCCGTAACCTGGCAGATCCTGTAAATCTGCAGGATTCAGCCACTAAAAACTATGTTGATAGTCTGGCGCAGGGCAACCTCAGCAAAACACTGAGAACTGATAATCCGATACCAGCTCTGCCGGGCATTAATCAGCGTAAAAATAAGCTGGTAGCAATGGATGAATCAGGTAATCCAATCATGGTTTTGCCTGCGTCCGGATCTGCATCTGATGTCATGATAGAACTGGCCAAGCCTACAGGGGCATCGTCGATCGGTTCGACAAATGGCAATGTACAAACTGATATTGACGCAATAAGTTCTACGCTTACCAACAGAAACGCGTTCGCCTACATTGAAGATTATGCAAGCCTCGTTGTATCTGGCGACTGGTCAGATGCAATTCAGGCAGCATTCAACACAGGTAAAGATGTCGTTGGTGTTGGTGGTAAAGTCTACCAGGTATCAAAGATCATCAATACTAAAGGGCAGCGCTGCCTGGGTGGGTGGAGCATGACCACAACCCGTTATGGCTTAGGTTCTGTAAAAGCTTGCGTTCAGGGTCCCGACAGCCTGAGCATCAGGATGCTTTACGTAGAGAGTGCTTATGATTTATGTGAGTTACTATTCATAAAGGCACTGGGTTTTAACACCATTAGCCACTATGGTAGCTTCCCTAATAACGGGAGCATCGATGCAGCTGGTACTATTACACAGCTTGTAGATAACGCTCATACTGCTGGACTTAATGTCCTTATTGGTACAGAGAATGACTTATCTGAATTAAACTTAGCTGCTTACGTAGCATCAGTTGATAGTAAGCCTAATGTAATTGGGTATAGCGTCTTTGATGAGCCTGCAAGCCATGGCATTACCATTGCACAACAGGACACTAAGATTGCCCAGATGCGAGCTATGACAAACAAAATGCTTACATTTGTTGACTTGGTAGCCTCTGGATCCCCATTCGTTAAACGATGGTCAACAAATTATGACTTGGCCTTCGTTGATTCATATTCTTTGTATTATGCCGGAAACAATAGCTATCCAGACAAGCTAACTAAAGACTTGAATAAAATGAGGTTTGATTTTGGTACAATAAAAGCACACACGAACTTAACCAGAATAATACCAGTAGTGGCAACGTTTACGGATAAGGGTGGATATTATTGTCCTGACAAAGCACAAGTATTACCCGCGTCAAAAATATTCGCTACAGTAGACCAAGGAAATTGGGGGGCATTTGTTTGGGATGGTATTGGTGATGCTAACATCACATCGCGGGTTAGATCTGATTCTGATTTTCAAAATTTTTGCAGAGATATAAATGCACAACCTGTCAGAGAAAAAAGAATTACAGATGCCTACTTATTTGGCGGAACTGCTACGGATGGAAACTGGCCGATAACAAAGTTAATTGAAAAGATACCGTCTAAAGACACATCGACCGCAGACCCTTATGTTTCTTCGAACGCATACCCAGTTCGGGTGGTGGCCGGATCCAGCAACTCAGATCGCGTGGTTAGTGGTATTTCAGGTGCGGATTACAGCGGAATAGGTTTCAGGGGGCCTTTCGCAAGTTTCCTGACCAGTATCAAAGCAAGAAAAAACACCCGGTGCTATATGGAATATTTCAATATACAGGGTGGCACTTCAGGTAGTTTTAGTTTATTCACCAGCAACGATGGTGGATATAGTATTGTTTTAAGATATAACGATGCGTTATCAGGAAATAAAGTACTGGACTTTAATACAGCTACAGGAGATCCAGAGTCATACCTGGTTTTCAGGATTGAAAATACCGGTGATAATTATGCTTACTACAGGAAATTTTTGCGCGGGGGTGTTTACTGCTGTGACTGGTGAGTAACGTCTAGCCGCCACAGTAAAAGTGGCGGCTAAATTATATTATCTATTCTTCTTTAACAGAGAGAATATTGATGCTATTACTAAGAATACAGCCATGTCAAAGCTGAAGTTCATCCCAAAAAGATGCTTATCCATATCCCGATAACCTTCACCAATGAAAGAAATATAGAATTGAGAAATACCTAGCGTACTGCATAAGAATAACAGACCTGAAATTTTAGCGTTTCTGAGTGCTAGGCTAAATACCAAAGCAAGAACGAGTAAAAAGAATCTTATATTTTTAAATAATGCATCTTTAACATGAGTTATTTTTTCGTAAAAACCATTGTTATTTATTATTAATGGCATTGCTTTATAAACGTGGAAATAGTTCTCTGTTAACTGAGTTTTTACACCGTCATCAAAGGGTAGCTTTAACAGCATAGATGGATGTTTTAATATTTCATCTATCGTTTCCTTAAAGGTGGCGTCTTTGTGTTTATTAAAACACTCTTCACCAATTGATGTTGATACAACGCCTGATTTCAAATCAAAACGGTTACCCCAGGAATCTATGCCCACGCAATTTTTATCGGCATTTTCAGGAAGTTCTATTCCATTCATTCTCTCATATTCATAAACGCCGAAATAAACAGAGTGATATTTGTTATATGCAACAGTCGATGTTGTAAACATCATGCAAAGCAAAGAAAGAGATAAAGAAATTGCGACTAAAGGTATTTTTAAAAACATCCCTTTACGGTCGTATATTAGGTAATAACAAAATACAATTGCTGGGAAGTAGAAAAACTGACCTTTTGAGCAGGCTACTATTGTAATGCTGAGAAATGTTGTCAAATATGCTTCGGTTGTTCTTTTATTTACAGTCAGAAGAAGTAATGGAAGGAAAATTAAAAGTACCTGCTCCTGATAAAAAGAACCAAAAAATGCAATGTTAGATGATGAAACTAATGGGGTAACACAAAGCAAATAAGATATAAATAAAATCTTTTTATCTTCTAGTTCAGAAATTTTAAAGAATAAACAGGATGCAATAATTACATATAAAAACTTTAAAATAGATGAGTAGAGAGTAATTGAAAATGTGTTGCTGAATAGATGAACCAATGAAGCATATGCGTATACAATAAGGCTGTACGAACTTTTGTACTCATAAGAGTTTAATGGGCTGAAAATCTCTTTTAATGGGTAAGAGAATGGGAGGTTGTTACTAAAAGTCGGTATGCTTTCAATGAAAGGAAATACAGAACGGTAATAATCACCAGTGTTCATCATGATCAATGATGTAGATGTAAAAGCAACCAGCAATGCTAACACTATCGCAACTAATGATTTCGTTGTTAAAAAATTCATTTGATTCCCTTCTTCAATAAATATCTTGGCCTGTCTTTGGTTTCAATATATATCCGCCCAATGTATTCGCCCAAAACTCCGATACCAATTAGCTGAACACCGCCCAAAAATAGTATGGAAACCAACAGAGATGGGTAGCCATGAACGGGGTTTCCGAAAGCCAGGGTGTCAACGATCATCCATGCACCGTAAATAAATGACAGTGCAGCAATACCTAATCCTAAGTAGGTCCACATACGCAGCGGGAATGTAGAAAAACTTGTGATGCCTTCTAACGCAAGGTTCCATAGCTTCCAGCCATTGAACTTTGAATTTCCTGCTATGCGTTCTGCTCTCGCATATTCTACAACCTCAACCGTTCCCCCCACCCATGAGAGGATACCTTTCATAAATAGGTTGCGCTCTGGCATCAGCTTTATGTGCTCGACAACTTCTCGCGACATAAGTCTGAAATCACCCACATTTTCTTCTATTTTGGGCGAGCTAATTTTGTTGTGTAATTTGTAGAACCATTCAGCACTCTTTCTCTTCATATGAGTATCTGATGCTCTGTCGTTTCTTTTAGCCAGAACAACGTCAGCGCCGGATTGCCACTTATCAATAAGCTTAGGAATTACGCAAACTGGATCTTGCAGGTCAACATCAATAGGTATAACTGCATCGCCAGTAGCATGCTCAAGCCCTGCAAAAAGCGCAGGTTCTTTTCCAAAGTTGCGTGTGAAGTTCAAATTTATTACGCGACTGTCAGAAACAGATAGTGCATTGATGATAGATTCAGTTGAGTCTGTACTACCATCGTTTATGAAAACGATCTCAACATCTAAATCAGAAAGTTCTTTCCTTACCTCTTGATAAAAGATAGGGATTGAATCTTCTTCGTTGTAGACAGGAACAATTAAAGATATTTTCATTTTTCATCCCGAAATACGATGAATTTAGAATAAAAGAAGCCCATGAAAAGACTTATTACAGAAAAAAGAATTAGAGTGATTATAGGGTTTAGGTTTAACTTATCACTCATTGAACCTATGGATGCCGCCATAGCACCCATAAACCCAATATATAGAAAATATTTGCTAGTTGAAACTTTGCTTTTGAAAGTCACCTTTGCGTTTGCAAAAAAAGAAAAAGTAACTGCTAAGCAAAAAGCAATAAAATTCGAAATGCTCTGATTACCTGATTGGCCGTAAAGAACATAAAAGGCGGTCCAGTGCAGCGCCGTGTTTATGATACCTACCGAGAAATATTTAGAGAATTTTTCAAGCATTGTCTGTTTATCGCATGAGGTTTACCCAATCATACCACTTACCAATAAGGTAACAAAGCTAAGATTAACCTTAAAATTACCAATAACCCATATATGCATTATTGTGTATAGTATCGCCATTAACTACAGTGGAGGTGTGCTATGCACTATGCAGGTGGTTTCCATGACTGATCCTTTGTCCGTGACCGGCACAACCTCGGTGACAATCGGGTTGAGTGGATCGGCGTGGCTGGCTTTTTTTAATGGTGTCCCGCCTGAAGTTGTGCTTGGCGCGTTTTCTGGCTCGGTTATTTTCGTCACCGCTGCCCAGGAGTACCCGATCAAGAAGCGGCTCATTCTTGCCCTTGTCAGCTTCATCGCAGGCGTAATTGTTTCCCGCCCAGCTGCTTCTCTCATTATCGCAATCATTTCTAAATGGGCGTCCGTTTCGCCTGATTCGATAGAGATTAAGTCAGCTTATGCAGGTGCTGCGCTGATTATGTCAGTCGTGGCTGTAAGACTTTTGATGCATCTCTATAAGCGGTCGGGTGATCCTCAGGCAGCCTTAAAGAGAGGCTCTGATGATGACAAGTTATGAAGTGCTCCAGGCAATAAACGCAATCCTGTGCGGCGTTATTGCGCTCAGGCTGATGACGTTCCGCCGTGAGCGTTCAACGCATAAGCCAGCTGGTGGCTGGCTTGCTTACGCCATTATCGTAATCTGCGCTTCTGTTCCCATCCGTGTCGCCTACGGCTACCACGTCAGCACTGACTGGGCCGACCTCCTCATCAAAGTCCTGCTGTGTGGCGCATTGCTGAAAACTCGCGGCAACGTCATGCAGCTTTTCACTATCGCTAACCGGGGAAAAAAACGTGAAAACTTCCGATAACGGCATTGCTTTGGTCAAAGCTTTTGAGGGGCTCGAAACGAAAGCCTATCCAGATCCTGCGACTGGCGGCGCACCATGGACAATTGGCTATGGCCACACGGGTAATGATGTACGTCCGGGCACCGTCTGGAATCAGGCACAGGCTGAATCAGTGTTGCGATCTGACCTGGCATATTTTGAATCACTCGTCTCTAATGCTCTTACCACTACCGTCAATCAGAACCAGTTCGATTCGCTGGTCTCTTTCTGTTTCAACGTTGGCCCGGGTAAGAAGGGCGTCAAAGATGGATTACTGGTCCTGAAAAACGGTAATCCGTCCAGCCTCCTTCGCCTCACTAATGCACGCGACTTCGACGGTGCTGCACGCCAGTTCAAGTACTGGTGCAATGCGGCCGGCAAACCAATGAAGGGTCTGATCCGTCGCCGGGCCGCTGAGGCTGCTCTGTATAGCGGGGCAACTGCTTCCGATGCGATAGCGATCGGCAAGGCGGCCGCATGATACCCGCCTTCCTCAAAGTCTACTGGAAACCCCTGGCGGCCTTCTTGCTGGTAGCCGGGTGTTTATGGGGGGGCCATCAGATCGGTTATTCGTCGGGTCAGGCTAATGCGAATCAGGCCTGGCAGGATAAATGGGATAAACGCGACAAGGCAGATGCTGAATCACGGCTGGCTTTCACCCAAGAGCAGCGACGCACTGAGCTGGCCCGCCAGGCTGCCATTGATAAATTACAGAGAGAAGCCGATGAAGAAAACCGCAAAGCTAATGCCGACCGTATTGCTGCTCAGCGTTCTGCTGACAGGCTGCAACTCGGCATCGTCGAAGCCATCACCCAACTACAGCAGCGACGTGGCGGCGATACCGGAACTTCCAGCAGCGGGAAGGTTAGGCCAGTCTCCGCCGATCTGCTTGCCAACCTGTACCAAGAAATTGACGCAACAGCGGGAGAACTGGCGGAGGAAGCTGACAGGCGAGGCCGTATTGCCATGACCTGTGAAAGGGCTTACGATGCGGTACGCAATTCACGTCTCGACCCAGCCGATAAACAGCCCAATAAATAG